TACATTCTACACCAGAGGAAAAAGTCTTTATAGTTGTAGAATATCTAATTTCATGAACAAATTGGTTTTGCTTGACAGGTTGGTCGGAATCAGTCTTTGCATACAAGCTGACAACATCTCCGGCAACATCTTGGACCTGTCAAAATTTGATCATTATGGAATGACTGCGGATAGAAGGCCCGTTTTGTTGGATTACGGTCTTGATTATGAAACCGCTGGTGAGTATTATCGTTTTGATGCCTACGCGGATCAGGCAAAATGGGAACGAGAGCAAATAGACAACGGAGATTGGGAAGAGACAGAAGACGAATTCGGTTATCCTTTACCTCCAAAACCAAAACCATCTCCTGTCTCCATACAGCAACACGTTGTTAGTGATAGTGACGAAATCCCATTCTAGAACAAAATCAATTGATTTTCTTCATCTAATTGAGTGTGCAACCAACCCATCTCTGTATCTGCCAAGATGTTGATCAACACTTGAACATCATCTTGATTGGTCAACATTTCAACATATTTGCCCGTATACATTCCAATAAACGGATGCGTTGGAAAGAATGCTTTAAACCTGAAAGATAAATTTGAAAACAACCAAGTATCATAATTTTTATAGTTGATCTTGGATGCCTCTTCTGTGTTTGCAAACTCCTGTTCTTTTTCTGACAATGTTTTATCAACAAAATGTAGTGTTTTCAAACCCATTAAAGAATGTTCTGGGAACCAAACCAGTCTTCCGACCTCTGTTCTTGTTTCTAGCCATTCCCAACCATCAACGTTTGGTGTGCAAATTGAACCCAATGTAGGTGTACATTTTATCACTCTCAATCCTTTGATGATTGTTCCGGGTTCAAGATTTTGAAGTTCTGAGTATTTCATGTTCCAGAGGAACCAAATCCGTTTGCTCCGCGAACTGTTTCAGTTAATACTTCATGCACCTGTTCAAAATGTACTTTGTTGTTGGGAGTCTCGGCAATAATCTTATAGAACATCAACTGAGCAATACGATCCCCTGCGTTAAACGAGTAGTCAGCCCCAGACAAGTTGGCAAGCGACACGAAAAGTTCGCCCCTGTAATTACTGTCCGCTATTCCGCCTACGGGAAAGATGCCTTTTGATGCAAGACCGCCTCTACCTTCCACTTTTGGAAACACGGCAGAAGGAGTTGGCGAATCTCTTCTTTCGTTACCAAAACAATCGCATGGGTCTAAGCTTGCGGTTCTACTAACAAATTCGTCTTCTCTTGTTTCTTCTGGGGCAAGGTCTGCGAACACGAGACCTGTCCTGATTTTGGTTACGCGGCCAACCGGCAAGACAACATCTTCCACACAATAAATGTCATACGCAGCGTCTCCTTCTCGTTGGGCAGAAGGAAGCTTGGCGTTTGGATGGTTGAATTTGAGTTTGAGGGTGATTGAATTTTTTGGTGTTTGTTTCATGTGCTTTCTACCAACATCATGAATCAACCAGTTATGAATTTTTAAGATCAGGCGTCAAGATCATTTGCAGTGGTGTTTGCTGCCTCAACGTCTTCCGCTGCTTCTCCGTCCACACCAGCAAATGTGGCATGATCTGTATCGTCTGGGCGCATAATGTAGGCAGAATCAAACAGAGCGGTTATTTCGTTTGTGTATTTGGGATTATACAACACTTTTTCACCAAACTCTGTTTTGTAGAATTTTACTTCCTCAAACACTTCTCCTGTGTTGGGATCTGCAATTGTGAATGTTTTCCATGCAGAAGTTCCGGCAATTGACAATCTCTTGCCAGAGTAAATGCAAGGCTTGTCTTGGTGTTTATCGCACCATTCACGCATGTAATCAAAAACCTGTTCTGCTTCTCGTACACCTTTACCGAAATGGATCTCAAACTCCACTTCTCTGAATGGCGGACTCATGCGGTTCTTGATCACTTTTGCAGTGACTCCAACGCCGATCGTTCTTTCCTTGCCGTCTACCGTCTTCAAAATTGGCTTTCCAGCACCAACTTTAATTCTAACCGAAGAGGCATATGGCAAAGCTTTACCACCGGGAGTGGTAGAAGGGTCACCATACATGACGCCGATTTTTTCTCTTTGCTGTTGCAAACAAACCAAAATGACGTGTTGTCCGCCGATTACGTTTGTGATTTTACGTAGTCCTTTTCCAAGAACACGGGCCTGAAGACCGATTGTGTTGGCGTCATAGTCGCCCTCAAGCTCTGCCTTGGGACTGGTGTTGGCAACAGAGTCCCAAATGACTGTGACAGGGATATCGGCAGCCATTGATCTTGCTTTAAGGATTGTTGCTTCAATAACCTTAAAAACTTCTTCTGTGCAAGAGGTTTGCACGAATGCAAATCGTCTTCTTACATTGATTCCCAATGCTTCCAAGTTTTCAATGCTTGTAGCGTTCTCCGTATCCACATAAACCACCAAACCACCTTTTCTTTGTGTGTCTTTGGCAATTTCAAATGCAATGTGTGATTTACCACAACCAGTAGGACCTTGGATCTCTATGATCCTTCCTTCTGGCAATCCTCCGTTTGTTCCAACCAAGTTGCTAATCGTATAGTCAAGCTGGCGTGAACCTGTGGAAATCCACCTGTGAACAACCGTTGGCGCATCTCCTGCACCAAGGTTGAACATGATTTTTGAACCGATGTCTTTGTTGACTTGTTTGATGAGTTCTGCTGAGAAGTCTGTGTCTTGCCCTGTTGGTGTTTTTGTTTGTGTGAAAGGTGAAGCGGTTGTTTGCGTTTCTGGTGTTTTTGCTTTAGGAGGTCGGCCCATACTATTCTCTTTTCTGTTTGCTATTGTTGTTGGTGGGCAATTATTTGGATTGTTGTCTTGGGACTATCCCAATAACATCATAGTAGGAATCAAAGCCCCATCTTCCTACCAGAATTCCTTTGTTGAGTTGTTGAGTTTTGATTATTTTCTCAAATGTTTTGAAGTGCATCAATACATCGTGACCCGTTGTCAGGTCAGTAAAAACTGCTTGCTGTCTACTGATGGAACCACCACCATATCCAAAATTTTTGAATTTGACAACGGCTTCAAATTCATGTGTGTTCGGAAGCAACGTGTATTCGTCTCGGTTCCAACCTTGTGTTAAGGGATGATGAATATATTCCCCCGTATCTTTGTTGACTCCAACAAACCATTCTTTTTTTCTATTTGCCATTGAACTGTATCCCCAAGGTTCCACCAGAATTTCTAAAATTCCAAGAACCAACAACAACAACATTCACAATAGAACCACTTTTGATCAATTTTTCAACATCAGAGCCAAACATTGGGTGTCTGAATCCGGTTACGGTGTCTTTAAAATAAAATCCCCAACCACTATCGTGTTTGCCATAAGAACCATTAAAAATCATCACAGCATCAAATGAGTAATCCTTTGAAAGCTCTGTGTATGTTTGTGTTGGGTTATTCTCTTTGGTTCTTGTGATCAAACCTGTTGAGTCGTTTTGGTATAAACACCAAGTTGATTTAATTTGTTTCATTGTTTTCTCCAGCAATATATTTGATGCCCAAGGTAGTGCCACGCTTCACAAATCCCCACTTACCAATCACGGTACGCCCTTGGAGTTTTCCGCTTTTCATCAAAGCATCAAAATCAGTCATACACATTTCGTGTTTCAAACCAGTTGTCATATCTGTGAAATTCATACCACAGGCCGATTGGCCTCTGTAGTAACCAGCGTAATAAAGTGCGGCTTCAAACGTGTATGTGTTAGGAAGCTCAACAAGATCCTTCTTGAAGTCTTCTGTTTGTTGCCAAGCATACTGGAGTAACGTGAACTCTCCCGTATCTTTGTGTTGAAAGAGTTTCCAGTTTTGTTTCTTTGTTGTCATGTTAGATAAATTCTGTAGCAGTAAGAGACTTTCTTAAAACCCCATTTGCCCAAAATCATTCCATTGGTAACAACACTTCTGTTGAGCAGATTAAGAAAATCATCATTTCCAATGTAGTATTGATGCCCTGTCGTAAGATCTTTTGCGCTAACAACAACATCCCCAATGTGTATGATTTTCAACACAGCTTCAAACGTGTATGTGTTCGGAAGATAAAAAAACTCATCGTTGTCTTCCGAATATTCCGTTGGGTGATAAATTCTGTTAACTGGCAATCCAATTTTGCGACTACAAGCAATTTTCCAAGTTGGTTTTTTCGCCATGTTTGTCTCCCAATAGACGACAAGCCCAAGATTGCTCCTGAGCTTGTCGTTTTATTGATAGTTGGTTAAGATGATGACTGGATCAACCGAGCTCTTTGAAAGCGTCGTTCACTTTGTCTTCTGCGGCTTTGTCTGCCTCTGACTCATCTGTTCCGTGCTCGTCGTGAGCACTTGTGCCTTCTGCTGGAGGTGTTCCTGCTGCCAAACTAGCAATGAAAGCATTGCACTTCTCTTCCATCTCTTCGCCTGTCATCAACTGAGCCTTGAAGTATTCCTCAAGTTTTGGAACGCCTTGAACCCACTCTGCTGATTTTTTTGGATCTTTGTGTAGTTTAGAAGGCTTCTTCCGTGCTGTCAGAGTGTAGTCTTTAACTGCTTTGCCGTTAAAAGTTTGTGGTTTGCCGTTTGTGTCCGTCTTCTGAACAACGGTCAGTGTGAAGTCGTAACCAGTGTCAGGTGAGAACATGTCCTCATCTACGTTATCTTTGTGAGTCAAGATGCCATAAAGCTTATCGCGCAGTTCAGCGGAAATCTCCCACACTTGAGGACCCTTTGCTTCGTCTGCTCTGTCAATCAAAACAGCAAAGACGCGCTCTTGGGGTCTGAGATTTTTGGCGATTGGCCAGTTCTCTTTGCCTTTGCGGATTTTCTCAAAGAGAACTGCAATTGGATCAGGCATGTTGAATGTGGCGGGAGAAATCATTCTTCTCTCACCAAATTTGGTCAGTTTGTTATAAAACAATACCGATTGCAGGGGATTGCCCTGTGAGTCTTGATAAGGCAAGAAACGAACTTCATGTTCGCCAATTACGGGTTTAAAATAGGTGAGTTTTGTTCCGCCACCACCCCCGCTGTTGTTGCTGTTTGTTTTGGAAAGTTTCGCCTTGATTGCTTCTATGCTGTATGCCATTTTGTTTTTCTTCTTTTCTTTTTGTTGTGGAAAGCCGCAGGAATTGAGAGCGGCATTAGAGATACTGTACTGTTTGAAACTCGTTTTGTATTACAGAACTTTCTTGATATAGTTTTCTTTTTTCGCATCCTTACAAGCAGCCCAAACCGCTTGTCTCAATAGTGCTGCCAGCGGGGGCTCATTTTCTTTTGGATAAAGGGTGTCTGTTACCTTGTCTTGTCTAAAACTAGAGATTGCATAATGCGCATCCAACGAGATAAAAATGTTGTTAGATGCAAGCGTGTAAAGAGTCAAATCTTGTGGATTGATGAACTCCAATTGTTTGTTCACTTTGTAGTTTTGTCCAAGGTGATCACGGTGCCACTCGCTGTCGTTAGGAATGTAGTAATGATTCCAAACTCTGAGTGCTCTGACTTTTTTAGAGATCAATTTGTTCGTTGTTCCAAGTTTGCCAATGTCATAGAACAAACCAACGGTTAAAAGATCATTATCTGCTATAGACCCTTTTAAGTCGTAAAGGGTTCTAAGTTTGGCCATATAAGAAAGTGTTCTAAGAGAGACCTCTATCAGACCACCCGGATATGATCCTGCAAATTCGGTTTTACTTGACGCGGGTGCAAGAATAACATTGTAGCATTCATCCGTGGTATCTTCCTCAAGCAACTCCAAAAAAGTTGAAATGTCAGGCGAAGATTTAATTTTGGATGCCTGCTGTTTGAATGTTTCCCAATTGGAAATCATGTCCTGTTCTGTTGTCATGAACACAATCTAACACGTTCAGTTATGCGTTTATCAGCTTCTTGGTTTTCAAATAAAACGAAATATCTTCAAATCCGGGGATGCCGATGGAGCCTATTTTGCAAAAAGTTGGCAGGTAACTGGTTGCAGTGTTGTGAATATCAACATATAAAGCGTCGTGCAAAACCATTAAAGGGAATACCTTGTCTTGCAGATCCATTTCCAACAAATACGTGATTATTTGTGAAAAGCCATATTTTACAACATCCATCGCTGTTGACTGAGCATAACGATTTACCAAGATTGCATTGCGAGCATCAACCGTACTCACATGTCGCTTATAGTGATTTTTTATGTATTTCTTGTCGTTTGCTTCGTTTTCTTTGATCAACTCTTCTTTTAAATCACGAATTCCAAAAAGATCCTCTATTGTCGCAATTGCATCTTCAGCTTCTTCCAATTTCAAGTTTGTATCTTTGGCAATGGAATCAGGCATAGCACCATACAAAGTTCTTAAAAGTATTTTTTTCACAACATCTCTTGTGAAAAAATCTCTGTTGTGAAAAACTTCGTTTTTAGCGTACAGGTATATGTCGTCAGGAATGCTCGTCATCCCTTTTTTGGCCAGAATTACTCTTGGTTCAACTGATTTATAATCAAATTCATATATTGCACCTTCTTTTCCAAAACGTGATTGGAAAATCTGCTCTCTATGTTCCTTTTTCAACAATAGAATTTGCGGCCCCGAAGTAACCTTCAATCTACCTGTTACCGTTTCCAACGAACTATATTTTGGTACTTCTGAAAACCCTGCTGAATCAGGACGAAAGGATGCCAGCGTTGGGTCCGAAAGCGAATGCAAATCGTAATACTCTTTGTTTATGAAAGCTGGTTGTAGATAAGCAAAAATCTGGTTTGATTTTTTGTAATGCTGTAAATAATAGGTCAGATCAATAGAAGTTAATTTGTCAACCAACTCTTTGCCAAATTGGTTTATGTCACCAATGAATTTATCTTTTGGCATACAGAGTGCCCAAGGAGGATTGATCATTCTCAAATCATTGTAGATTTTACGATATTCTTCAGATGGGAACCGAGGCATTATAACAATTTGCAGTTTCTCCAACTCTTCTAATACCGTCTGGTCTACAAGAAGATCATTTGATAAATCCTCAGATTGTTCTAAACGCCGGAATGAGGTTCCGTCCCACACCAAATTGTACGGCAATCTTGATATATCTTTGTGCAAACAAATACGCATTCCAAAGTTCTAACACCTAGAAATTTGCAATAATCATGTTCTGGTTGGAGGTCTGTCTGCCAAACGTGCGGCAGCAATGTTTAACCTGTCAATCAAAGGAGTGTATTTGCCGTATGCGTCCAGCGGTGCAAATTTAATATCTGTTTCAAAGTTTCCGGGCTCAATTCTGTGTGACAAACCGACAACACCATAAATGTTATCTGCCGTCGTTCCCGTTTGAAATTCAATAAAAAACTGTTGAGCAAATTCAATTAGAGGACAGCCATGTGTCAACAAAGAAAGTTCGCATGGTATTATGCTGAGTGGCAACCCTCCGGGTTGTTCTCCATTTGCCCTTAAAGGACCTGCTCTGAAACTACGCAACATGTTGACGGTTGACAAGGCAGGGTCTTGTTGAGAAGACAAATTTGCGCCACCTTTAATTGCCGTACCTTGAATGCCGTATAAAATATACGGCATTGTGCTCATTACAAATTCTTTAATTGCTTTTGGCCCACCGTTGATCCTGTAGGATCTGCCAGAGCCATTTCCATTGTCTGTTCCATTGATGGGCTGGATTAAATCTCCAGCAAGACCAAGAATTGTAGCAACGGTAGCTCGGTGGCTGTCTCTAATTCCTTCTTCGCCATCTTCCACCTGTTGTGGAAGACTACCTATAGAAGAGAGAATATCTTCTCTTGTTGCGGCAAGAAGATTCGCTTGGGTGTCATACGGTGTTGCTTGCCTGTCAAATATGTGAATTCTCAAAATAGATTTATTTGGATCTGCGCCTACTGTTTGGCCAGCTTCAGTTCCTTCCCCAACAATTTTTCCGGGCACACATTCAACATAAAAATCAATCTGCGGCATTTTAAACGTAGCGTCAGGAGTTCTGTCGCGCAAACGTTGCTCAAGTTTTGTCTGGTAGTCAACCGCATTTCCTCTTGGTTCAAGAGTCGTGACACCTGTTTGTCTGTTTGTAACTTCGTGATACAAAGAGTCAATTCCATAAGCAGGTGCAGCCGGATCATCAATAATGGTAGCAGCAACAAAATTTAAGAATTCGCTAAGGGTCATGTTTGCGGCCCTTGACAAATTCTCTGTTCTGTAGCGTGTATATTGTTGTATGAAATAACGTACGTCTATTGGGAACTGAGCAATGTTGAGTGTGTTGGCGTATCCGGCATACTGATTGAAAGGGTAAAACACAAACTGTACGTCATCGTATTTGCCCGTGTTTGCAAGAGGCTCTCCAAGAAAAAACAACAACAATTTTCCAAGAGAAATGGAACCAATACCAGATGTGTTTATGGCCGGTTCCCCGCGAGTAGGTCGTCCTTGCAAACGAGCAGAAAGATAGTTTATATCAGGTGTGCTACGAGGCAATAACTGGTCAGTTGTTCCCTGTAAAATGGCAAATTTATTCTCTATGCTTTGTTGGGTGGTTACAGACAGTTGGGCCAAAGCACCTCCTGTTGGATTTGCTCTTGTCCGTGCCTGATACAAATTTCTCAAATCAGAAACAAGGTTTTGAACATCTGGATTTGAGCGTCCGGTTCCTTGTCTTAAAGAACCTTCAAGGGCTCTTAAATTGTCTGTCATATCTCTTGAAAGCTGAAGTCTACTCTGCCAATCGTTCGCGGCTTCTAGTATTTGAGTTCCTCTTATCTCTCTTGTGTGTTGCCCACTTGATTGAGGATTTTGATTTCCCCACAGTCTTCTTTCATACCCTGATACCGCTCTCGCAAGTCGTTCTATTGTACGAAGAATGTTCTCTGTTCCGCGTTCATATTGAGCAATTGTCTCTGTGTAAAAATCATTGCCTCCTTTCATAAAAAGGTCAAGTGTAATGTTCACTTGTCCGGCGTCATCAAAGGCAAAATTAACGTTTCTTATTCCGTATTTTGCTCTTTCCCTAAGCCCGTTTATCAAAATACCGTAAGGATTGAACGTATTTGGATCTCCAGAGGGCACATCAGGATGAGACCATCCATATTCAAGGTACAACTCTGTGGTGCCATAAAGATCTGGTTTAATGAAATCTGCTATTTCATGCAATCTTGTTCTGTCGTGCAGAACAAACTCCATTTTGGCGGTTTTGTAAGACATCAAACCGACCGAGGGTGCCACATCTATGTTTAGGTTTTTGAAAGACATAAAAGGACGGAAAGGATCTAGAACAGGCGTTGTTCTAAGAGATTCGTTCTCTGTTTCGTTTGCGTTTACCAAAGTTTGAGGAGCACAAAACAACTCCAAACCAGCAGAACTCAACATCCCCCCTTCGCTTCTTCCACCGTTAATGGAGCCAGAAACAGTGTTCATATCCGCAAACAACCTGCGAGTTCCAGAGTTTCCAACATTAACGGCTCCTTCAAGAAATTTGAAAAGTGATAGAGTTTGCAGATTGCCCGTTGAATCCGTTGGATCTCTCCCAAACAAAAATTGAATATTAAGATATGGAGTGGCCCTTGAGAGTTCAACAGTTGGAATTGAATTCATAAACACACTCACGGCAGAAACGTTTTTTGTTGCAGGCATAACCTGTGTTGTGTTGACCAAAATTGCCGACAAGCCGGGATTTGTTTTTGTTGGTCTGTTTGGTGTTCCGTTTACAACTCCGCCTTGTCCCACTGGTGTTCTGAACATTCTGTTGAGCACAGGGCTGTAAAATGGATATCTTGTTTCGTTTCCTATGTCCGCATACAAAATTCTCATTGCTTTTGCAATGCGTTGCGCAATCACATCTCCTCCGTTTGTCTCTCTTCCAGTTGGTGAAGTGGTGCTTGTTAGAGAAGTGTTTGTTGGTAGACGTTGGTATAGTTCTCCCATTTTTCTTATTAGATCCACTGTTGTTAGAGCGCCATCTTGAGTGTTAATCAGAAGGTTTAACAACAAAGCCAGTTCTCTCGGAGGTCTTAGCTGCTCATTTGGTATTTGAGTGGTAAATCCTTGAATTGATTGTAACGCCATTGTTTCAGCTATATCCTGCGAGGTTGACAAACGGAAAAAAGGAGACAACTGATCAACAGCAGTTGAAAACGCTACACGATCCAAAGATAAATCAAAATCTCTTGTTGACATTTATTTTATTCGCCTAAACATATTTTGCAACATCACTCAAATCAGGAACAACCACAACTGTTCCACAAGGAACAAAAGCCCAACCAATACCAGAAGCAGCCGCCAATATCCACCAGTTTCTTCCGTCGCCATAATAATCTTGAGCAATTGTATCAAGCCTTTGTTTCTCTTGGGTGACAACACGAGCAAGAACACGAATGTTTCCATTTTCAATGTTGGCCCTGAGAGAAGGGATGGCATACGAGGTTCCAAAAGCCATCCCTCCAGAAATAAGTGGAGCCCGTGTATAACGTCTCATTGAATCACTCCTGCCCTTCTGGCTCTATAAACATTTAGTTTTGACCTTGACGCACCAAACGATGTTTCTGCTGTGAGCGTTTCTGTTGGATTATCGGATGATATTGACTGCATTGCTTTACCAACATTGTAAATTGGAGCGGTCATAAATCCGTTGTGATCTATACCGGGTGCAACGTCGTGAATAGGGGCAAATTCAATGTCAATTTTAATGAACATTGGGGCTCTTCCGTTTAACACGTCTGTGCTCCAAGTTGTTTCATTGAAATCAAATTTCAAAGATTTGATAACCCCAGCCAATCCTTTGCCTTTTGTAGTGGCAAAAGCTTTAAAAATTGGGTTATCCTCTTCGCTCAAAAAAGAGTCCATTGCTTGTTGAGTTGTTGTGTCAGTAGTGGCATCTTGGCTGTTTCTTGTTACCGCTCTGGTGGCAGTCCTTTGGATGTCTTCCGCATCTGGAACAACTCTGCTTAATGGAACAACAAAAACTCCATCTTCTCCGTCTCTTGGTGAAATGAGTTGAACTTGGATTTGTGTGGCACCTCTTGAAGTGCCCACAACAACTGTGGCTCGCTCTTGACGATTAAGTATCAAACCTCTATCTCTGGCCGCGCTGCCTCTGTTGATTCCTCTTTGGTTCAACAAAGCGCCGGGAGCAGTTGTTGTTCCAGTTATTCTTGAATAACCTGTTTGAGTGTTTCCATTTGGCAACACTCTGAGAATTGCTCCTTGTGGATATTCTCCCAATAGACGTGCATTTCTCAAAACACCAATTTGCGTTGATATTTGTGTTTGGGTCTCAGTTGATTGACCCGTTGAATTGTTTGCGGCAATTCTTTCAAGGTTGAATTTGGTTGCATCATCAGAAATTCCAAACAGTCTTGCTACTGCGAATTTACTGTAGTTGCTTTTAAACAAATCTCCCAATCTCATCCTTACAAGAGGAGTTGCAGAAGGCTGTTGAGAAAATGGTTGAATCATCCTATTTGTTCCCCATTTTATTTCACGACCTCTACTCCACTGCGGATACACCAAAGTGATCAACTTGTTTACTTTGTACCACATTTGATCAAAATCATCTTCATCCAAAGCAACAAGTTTGAAACCTATTGAAATGTTTCTTCCTGTACTTTTATAAACCTGTACCTTATCAACACGACCAAATCCTTCTGTTTCTGCGTAAGATGCTTCAAAACCATCGGATACCGTTTCAAGAAACGCATGAAACGAAATGATTTCATTTGTTCTTAGGTCATGGAAATAAAATGGCATGTAATCCTTCTCAAGATAATCTTCCATTTCTTTAAGAACTTTTGCTTTGATGCGACCCCCGTTGGATATTTGTGAATCTGAAGATACAAACACATTGCCTGAGCCCGTCGTCGGATCTGCTGGATTGGAATCACCGGAAGCCAACACAGAAAGCAACTCTCCTTCTTTGTTGTTTCCATATCTTCTAGCAGCGGACATGACACCTGCGGGCAACAAAAACATAGATCTAGCTGAGTTTTGTCTCCAAGCCATGTGACCATCTGCCAAACGATTTTTTGCTTGCAAAACGGCAGGGTTAAGAGAATTTCTGTTGAATTCAGGTATCAAATCTATCACAGAGGCAATGCCATCTGTTTCAAGTTCATCTTGCTCCATCGCAATATCGCCAATAGAAGCCAAGATATTCAAAAAAGATAACAAGGGAGAAGAGTTGAGTTTTTCTGCGATCACAAACGGATTAAGAGAAGTGGCCAAATCCTCTCCTGATCCAGAAATATCTTTTTGGAAATTGTCTGCTGAAACAACTATTGGCGAAATGAATCCCGTGGCACTTTTTACCACATTTCTTAAAACAACGTTGTAGTAGCCGTGAATTTTGGCAATATTTGTTGCGCCGCCCAACAAAGCACTTGGGGTACTAACGTCTATGAAAGAATTTCCGGTTTCCGACAAACCAAAAAACACATTGATGCCTTTGCTGAGTGCTGCCATGAAATTGTTTTTTGTGTCAACCACCCCCAAAGTGAATCCAAGGTTGGGAAGTTTCTCTTCTTTAACTCTGTAGTTTCCCAAACGTTTTGCCCTGTCTTCCGCTGAACCTCCAATATTTTGCACAGGGTCATTTGCTCTTTTAAACCCAATTGCAAGTGCTTTAAGCAGAGAACCAACTGTCAACATTAGTAATGTGGCAGATGCTATTGATGGACCACTTGTAAATCCAGCAAACGTGGCAGCGTAGTTGTTTACATTTCCGTGTGACAGTATGTTTCCATTGTCAACAAATGATGTAGAAGAAGGCTTTTGAAAATCTGGATTTGCTTGTTTGTACGCTTCTGCTGCACTGAATTTTGAAATGGGCACTTTCTGTCCTACACGAGCGAACCCCGGAGCATGTGCAGAAATAAACTCAACGCCTTGAGGATTTTCTGGAACAGAAAGTTCTCCAGATGCGTGTAACATTGTTAGCAAACCAACTTTTTTCAGTTCTTTGAGACTGAGGGTATCTTGTTTGCCGACACTTTGAACTATTGTGGGAAATCTTCGCGGACCGTGAATGCCTTGTGCCTTTTGTATTCTGGCAACAGCTAGATTATCATCTGTTTCATTTATGACGGCATCGTCCGCAATAAACGGAGCATCTGAGTTGAATTGGTTGTTTTGAACAAGAGTCTGCTGAACTCTGTTGACGAATTCAGACCTGTCACCATCTCTTCCAACTTGCAGTAAAATTTCTTCTCCTGACAAAGCAATAAGAGAACTTTTTCCTTTGCGGATAACAAATCTGTTTCCGTCAAGATCCAGTTGCCCGCTATTTGAAGTTGTATTGAATATTTCAACAACCTTGTCTCCACCATTTCTTCTGAGAGAATCTGTGTGGGTTCCAACAGACGCTCTGTCGTCTTCTGTGACCCATACATTTGGATTGCCATCTTCTCCTGTTAGTTTTGTCGCAAGATGAAAACCATTGTTTACAGGGGGGTTGTTGCCAGCCAGAACAGAAATGCTGTTAACATAGTCTGTTCTTGTTATCATATCATCCGTTGATATGTCATCTGGTTTTTCAATGTCAATCAAACCCTCTTCACCTGTTGGGTTTATTTTTACTCTGACTTTGTTGGTGACAATGAACGGTCTTGACATGTTATTTTGTAAATAGGCGCAATGGTTTTAGCACTTGCTCATTCCATTCTTTCATATACGCCTCAAGAAAAGAAATTGTTTTCTGTTTCTCTTCCTCTGGCATAGCGTTGAGAATCTTTTTGATTTCTTCAGATTCCAATATACCTTGTTCTTCAGCAAGAATCATTCTCTTCTCTCCCTCTATAGGTTAGGTTCCACTAACTCACATCAGGCGGTAGAAGTAGCGAGTCTTGGACCTTGGGTAGTTTTCTTAGAGGTTTGTACAAGGGTTGTTTGCATATCCCTTGAATCAACGGTTACTTGAACCTTAATGTTTACGTTAAAATTACCTCTGTGTACAACAAATTGCCCATTTTCACCAAGTCCAATATCATGCGCCAATCGTTTTAGAGCAATGTTAATGTTTGGAACATTTACTGCCCCAAGAGAGTTTGAAACGTTGTTTACCTCTTGAACCATTGAAGAAACAGAAGTTGCAATCCTTGAAATGGTGTTGCCTTTTACCTGTTCGGCAATTGTTTGCGCTTGTTGTGACATTTCGCCAACTGAACGAGCAAAATCAGTTGCACCTCTGAGACCAGTTATAACTGTTTGCAAACGAGTTGAGACATTTCCCAAACCTTCTGGTGGATGCCAACCAGAAAGAAGACCGAGCGCGGTGTTAAACTCACGACCAACTCCCTCAGACGGATTAAAGGCAGCATTCATGAATGCTGAAACAATTCTTAGTTTATTCTCTGTTTGAGAAATCAAGTTGTTGTTAGCGTTTGTTCCTCTTGTCAAAGAGTCAAATGCTGTTGGAATTGCCCCCACAGAATCCATGACGGCACGAATTGCTTGTGTTTTTGCAACGATTCCTTTTGCTTCTCCTGTTGACAATGGCAATGCTTTGATTTTCGCCAACGTATCAGGAACGAAGTTCATCAAACTTGTAAACACGGTTGAAACCAGTTGAGTAATTTGAGTTATAATTCCTGTGTCTATTCTAGTGTTTCCGTTTGATCTCAAAGTTGTAGACAAAGATGAAAACAGAGAAGCTGTGCTGGAAAGAGAACCAACTGCGGTTTGGATAACAGGTGTTATTCTCTCCAGCAAAGAAGATTGAGTTGGATTCAAACCTCTTATTTGTGACACAACCGAAGACACGACCCCACTCAAAGTCTCAAACAGATGGCTGTCTATCAATCCTTTCATCATCGTCTGCATGAAAGAAGAAATGTGCCCAAGGGCACCAGCAAAATCAGCAGATTGATTCAATCGTGAAATGAAGCCTGCGTTGGGCAGAAGAGCTTGAGCCAAATCCGCGACTCCCTTTAAAAGAGAAGAATAGGCTTGGACACCACGCGCTCCTTGTTCGGTCCAGTTCATTCTACTTACAACACTCAACTGATCAAGAACAGTTGTCATTGTACCTGTCAAAACAGTTGACAAACGAGTGATGTGTTCCCCTACAAGTTGAAGTTTAATGGTTACATCGCTACCTTCAAACCAAGCAGAAGTGTCTTTCAGTAACTCGGCAGACGGTTGCAAAGACCTAGCAAATTCCCCCACTCCAGCAAGCATCTGAGCAATAATTTCACCATTTCTCAGTTGTTCTGGTTTCATTTGTGTACTGTGACGCATCAAAGAATCCATAACAGAAATGATGTTTACGCCAACAGCATCAATTACTTCTTTGATTTTACCAAGTGTTTTACGCATCTGTTCTTGTGGGTTTTGTCCAAACAAAACGCTTGAAATCATCCCTGTGATACCGGGAGACGCTGCTTTCATTGTTTCCATCATGGTTCCCGCAAATGAACCAACGGCTTGAACAAGGGAAACAAAAACTTGTGCTTTTCTTTCAAATCCATCTTGGGGGTGAAAACGATCAATGGTGCGCATGATGGACATGGTTTGACTGACCATTACTCCAAGAACCACTGCCATTGTAGCCATACCGGCAGCAATTGCGACAACAGCAAGACCTTCTGTTGCAACAATCAAAGCGCCAACAACTCCAGATGCCACTGTCATTGCTATGGCGGCTGTCATCATACCAGCCATTGCACCCATAACCAAAACAGCTTTGGCAATGGACTGAATTGGGAAGTTCTGAACAGCTTTAATCATCAACCAAGAGGTGCCCACCATCGCAAGAAGAACTGTGCCCAACATACCCAGAGACAAAGCAAGAGTACCGGGATTTACTCCCGTCATTAGTTTTGATGCTGCACCCAAGGCAGCAACAGAACCAGCAGCCAACAAAATGGTTCCACCGGCTGCTGTCATGACAATACCAGCCTTGATAATGTCACTTATCTCAACATGGTTTTGTTTGACCCACATGACAATGCTCTTCATGGCATAAAGCGCAGCAATCATTCCAACTGCAATGACGCCTGCTGCAATCAACAGTTTACCCACATCAGACGGACGTAGGTTTGCTTCTCTTGCCGATTCAGCGGCTCTCCCGGCACCTTTCAAGCCATCAGAAACGGTAGAACCTATTTCCCCTGCCCTTTGAGCTCCGGCGGCAACGCCCTGCGCTTGATTCAATCGTCTTGAAATTTGATCGGCCGCTCTTCTTGCTGGCTCTTGAGCGACACCGGCAAATCTCTTGAACAAACCAATTGCTCCACCCAACAAAGCGCTGCCAGCAGCACCCACAAAAGCTCTTGCAAAAGCAGAACCAAGACTCACAGCCAAAGTTCCAGACAAATAACCAGAAATAGCATTCTCAATTCTTGGACCAAATCTTGTCCAAGTCTGAACACCAAGGTTTTTGATAGCTGTAAACAATTTTCCAGCCAGATCTGGAATTCCTTCAAACAGTTTGTCAAACAACCCACCAAGGAATCCGCCCGTTGCTCCAAGATGTCGGACAAGATCTTGGAATTTCTTTCTACCGGCAATAACATCTGCAATAAAGGTCACTCCTGTGATAACACCTTCAATTGCTTTTCTCAAAAGACCGTTTGTAATAGCGGCAAATGCCTCAAAAATTCTCTTTGCACCGTTTAGAAACTTTTGCCCTGCTTCAGATCTGCTGTCAAAATAATCAAGAAATCCACTTTTCAGTTGTTTCAAAAACTGTGGCAACGCTTGAGGGTCTTTGCCAGCTAGTGCATTGAAAAAATTCCTGAAAGCATCTTTAACTTTTCCAAGCATCACACGAAAACGAGCAGGCTCAAAGAATCCAGCAAGTCCTTTGAAAAAGTCTTTGATGCCCGGAAACGCATGAACAAAAGCTCTTCCGGTTTCAATACCGGCTCTCAAAGTCATGCGAAGAGTTCTTCGCAAACTGTACATGATTTCTCGGAATTCTTTTGTTCTACGAATTCCTATGGTGAATCCTTTAAAGAACTTGTCAACAAAACCAAGACCATCTCCGCTGCCAGACTGAACAAGTCTTTCAATTGCGCCTGAAAGCTTTTCAAGTGCTTGGGCTTGCGTTAGTTGATGTCTCTGCGCCGCTGCACCTTTTCTGGTCACTTGGTCGTAGGACAATCCTTGGTTTTTCAAAGAGAAAGCAAGACTGATCGCGGCATCGTCAAGACCTGTCTGTTGAGACAACAGTCTTCTCTCTTGATATGTCATGGTTTCAACGGATTTACCGGCACGGAAAAATGCTTTCCTAAGCTGTTCCATTTTTTCGCCGGGGTCTTGAGCCTTCATCATGTTGAGGGCATCAATGTTTAGACCAAAAGCTTGTGACAACTGAGCAGCACCTTGAGCGGCATCCTCAAAGTTCATCCACTTGTCCATCAGACCACCCAGAGCTTTTATCTCAACGCCTAGTTTGCGGGCATAGACAGCAACCTGTGTTAATGATTTTGTTCCAAGATGGCCAAAGTGTTGGAAATCAGCCATCATGACGCCAACATCTTTTGTCACTTGCTTCATGGTTACCCCAAAAGCATCCGACAACTGAAGTGCATAATTTGCCAATTCTCTGTTGGTTTCGTTTACGGTTTTACCACTTGTAATTGCTCTTTGGGCAAGGGCTTTTAATCCTTCATCAGCAATACCCATTGCCTTGTTAAAAGCTCCAAGAGCCTCTGCCCCACCTTCTCCAACTTTTGTCCAAATTGAATCAAAAATGGGTCCAAGAGCGTGAGCATATTTTTGGAAATATTCAAGTCTTTTTGCCAAGTTGCCAAATACGCGATATGTGCTCAAACCAGTGTTGGCAAGTTCGCCCTTCATACTGCGAGAAAGCTCTATGATTGCTCCTCCGGCAGTCTTGCGAAGATAACCAAACTCTTCTCTGATTTTTTCCAAGGCTTGCGCAAGTTCATTGCTTCCACCTTGGTCTGCCATTGAAATCAAGCCTTTCAACATTTTGAAAGGCGCGGTGATGATGGAGGCACCAAGGTGTCCAATCACTTTTATCAGTGTCATGGAAGCAGAGCCAAGAGATTTTGCTAAGTTGATACTAAATTTCAAACCTTCTGTAAAACCACTAAAGGCACCGGCTCCAGTAGATGCGAGTTTTACTTGCCAACTCTCCAACTTGGAAACAACGTCATTCAGCCTGCCACCTGTTTTTGAAGCCTGACTAAATGATTTACCAAGATGCTCCACTCCTTTGTGATCATCTATTTTCTTTAAAGCTTCATCAAGACCGAACATGTCTTTTTGGAGATCTTGAATTTGATTTTTAAATCTACCTGCGTCCATGTTTCTGATGGACGCAACCATGCCAGCAAGCGCTTCTGCCTGAGAAGACAAAGCTTTTGTTTGGGCAGTAAGAAGTCTTTGTCCCTGCTGCAAAGCTTCATTGAACTGTTGTTGTGAATCTGCGTTGGTTGGCACGGTCTGTACCAATAGTTATGAAGCGCAGGAGTTTACAAAGATGGAACTGACACAGATAGGGAAATTGTTTTTCGCGGGAGTATTGGCTTGGATCACCCGTGGAGCCAAGTTGCACTTTAAAATCAAAGGAAGTCCAGAACAGATGCAAGCGTTAACCAACGCAGCTTTCGCATCAAAAAAATACCATGATGAATTAGCCAATCCACAAGCAACGGTTGAGTCAATCATGGAAAAAATCAACCAGAAACAACAAGCTGCCAAAGCATTTGAAGAAGCGACAGGCACAGCTTGGCCAATTTAATAAAGAGGAAAAAATGAGAACAGTTATAAATGAACAAGGTGTTCACAGAGGATTTACAGGAGAAGGCATCACCATTGAAGGATCAAGGGTGGATATTGGTGGCGTTCTTTTTGTTAGGGGCATTGATGTTTTTCAAGAGCTTAAAAGACTCGCAGATCTAGTTGAGAATCTTTCCAAGGCACCCACACAGGAGAATGTGCAGATTGTTGAAACTTCTGTTGCGCAAACAGAGCCAGCAATTGAAACACAACAAACTGTAGATTCAATTGAGGTAGAAGCTACGGCTGCTGTTGTAGAGACACCCGCTGATAGTGTCGTTGTTGTTGAGCCCGTGTCTGAAAAGCCAGCCAAACGCGGTCCCCCACACAAAAACAAACAACAACCAACAGCTTAGTCAACTAACTAAGTGAATGCAGTCTTTTTGCAAAATCCGTTCTGTAGATAACGGACATGCCATCCAAAAAACATTCTTATTGCCAGACGGAACCGTTGAGAAATTCTCTGTTACAAAAGATAGAGATAGTGTGGTGATTTTTGCCATCACTCCCGAACAGGAGGTCATTCTCACGTTGCAGTTTAGACCTCACACGGAACGTGTGGAGTTGGAATTGCCGGGAGGTGGTTTGGAAGAAAACGAAGGTGTTATTATGGCTGGAACAAGAGAGTTGAAGGAAGAAACGGGATTTGTTGGCGAGATACACCACTTAGCATCTGTTCCTTATTCGGCTAAATCAACCGGCAAAAGACACATGTGCATGGCATTAAACTGCCAACAAACATATGTCCAGCAACTTGACAAAAACGAACACATTACGGTTGTCAAGACGCCAGTTGAAAAATTCAAAAAACTGATGAGACACGGACGTGTCAGGGGATTTGAATGTGCCTATTTGGCTATGGAAAAACTAGGCATGTTGTAGACAGTGGAACCTAACCAATAGAGGAAGAAATAACCTTTGGAACAGTGAGTTTCTCCTTCTCCAATCTAGTTTTAAACTTCTCAAACACTCTTTTTGTTAGCTCTGGTTCAATTTTGTCTTTGATGTGTTCAAACACGTTTTCAAAACAATTGATGTCATTCCATACGCAGAAGGGACCAAACATCATTCTAGCCAACTCATCTGGATTGTTGGTTATAACTCTTCTCGCAACCGTTTTGTCTTGATCTACTTTTTGCAAACCTTTTGGTTTTGTAACTTCATGGGTATCCGCAAACACCCCAACTTTGTGATCCATGAAAAGTCTTGTGTATAAACCCGGACCTCGTTCAACCCTTGTTGAGTTCACAAGATCTGTTATTAGATTTGTGCGATACAAAGGTTTCCATTCACTCCTGTTGTCGGCAGGTCCCAACACCTTCTCCATCCAAGGGATGTTGCCAACCATAAAATCAACTTGAATATATGGGTTGCTTTCATTAGTCCAATGATTGTTGCAATAAGCAAAACCCAACCTGTCGTATTCAAGACCGACAAGAGGAACACAAACGTGGAATTGTCGCCAACCCTTGACAATCATGTATTTTGATTTGGTAAAACCTTGATTTTCTAGTTTGGTTGGGAGTTGTTCCCACAGTTCATTTGGTAGAATGTTCCATCTTGATGCAAGTGACAATTCGTCCAAGGCAATGTCAATGTCGCCAAATTCTTCTTTATTGGTGTTTCCGACAACACTATATTTCACATTTTCAAGTCCTAACCTCAACAATGCCATTTGAACATTGGCATTCAACAGGTGTTTTGGGATGTGAGAATTGACAATTTCTTTAAAAGCATTTCCACCCATTGATCAAATTTTCCCTTCAAGAATCAGTTCTGCAACTTGTTTTGGTGTTGATTCACGAAGCAACAATAGAATTGCGGATACCCTGTCGGATATCATCCCGTGGTGTAAACATGTGTCAATATATTTGCGCGAAACAGAAAACATACCGGGTTTTATTTCACGTTTATCAAGGTAATCCATCAACTCATTAAGATGTTTTTCTAGATTTTCTGGGTTTTTGCGAATCCTTTTGATCATCTGGGTTTGCTGTTGTTTCATTTCCTCAATGACTCTCCAGTTATACTTTTTCTTTTCTGTAAACTGTTGTTTGTCAACAAGTTTGCAATAAGGCTTGTTGTCCACATACAAAACAAACCCTTCGGTTTCTTTGTTGCCTAGAAACCCTTCTGTTTGGAGAAAAAAAATTTGTTTCTTTGCTTCAGCTATGTTGGTGGAAGTAGAAAAGATTTCTTTGATTTCACTGGTTGTTAAGTTGAGTTGAAAGAGTTTTATGGGAATGAATCTGACTTTTTTGCTCCATTCACACAGTTGTTTCCTGTTCATCTTTTCGCAAAATCTGATTACGTGTTCGTGATCTATTGGCCTGCCATTTGGGTCAACTGAAATGCTAAAAACAACAAACGCAGGACATGTAACTTTGGGATAAGCAATGATATTAAAATCTGGTTGAGGAATATATTCCCCTACTGCTTTCCAAGGCAACCCAAGTTCAAAACTGGTTTCAAACAATGTTGGAGCAGACTTTCGTAGGTCATCAAAGAAGAAAGCGTTTGAGATCTCATCTGTGGAATTGTAGGTACGATGTTTTGTTTTCAACAAAACTTTGAATGGTTCTGGCTGTTCCAACGACAAAGACATGCCGTCCAGTTTCTCTATCAAAGAAAGAGAGTCACATCTTTCCAATACAGAAGAAAAAGTTGTTGGATTTATGTCTTCAATATGAGGTAATGATGGCATGACGTGACTGTGCCACACTTGCCAATAACAATATAAAATTCATGTCGGAGGGAATGTAAAACATTTGTCACATCTTGCAGTGTAGGCTTCTCTGGCTGCAACCAGATGACCTTTTCCGTCAAAAGGTATGATTGCGCATGTTTTAGAAGCTTCCTCTTGGCAAATGGAACATATGGCAGTCAGTTTGGTGATGTCGTGAGCCATAGCAAGTAATTCTGGTATGTGACCAAATGGTCTTTGATAAGAGTCAAGGTCAAGACCAGCACAAATGACACGTTTACCTTGTTTAAGAAGTAACTTGATTGTAGTCACAATAGACTCGTCAAAAAACTGGGCTTCATCAAATGCGACCACATCCACTTCTCGGCCAACGGTAACGTGTTTGTCAACATCGCTGCAAGGAATTTCTAAGGTTGGATGATCAAGAATAACAGAATTGTGGCTTACAATTCCGACTCCATACCTGTTGTCAATGTTGGGTTTATATACCAAAACAATCTGTTTGGCTATGGCGGCTCTTTTCAGCCTCCTAATTAGCTCTTCTGTTTTGCCGGAAAACATTGGTCCACAAATTATCTCTAGTTTAGTTTTGTTGTTGCGTTTCACGTATTTATTTATGGGAGAACACCATGAAACTTTTTCAGTTTATCAAAGATACTTTTGGTCCCGCCGTAGGGTCACATAGTCACACGCTTGCCAAAACAACAGCGCCAGTTGTTCCAAGAAGCAACGCAATCAAAATTTCTGTTTTGAACGCGACATCAATGCTGACAGACGCACAGATCGCCCCTGTCATCGTTGCTCTGCAAACTCAGGTTTCTCGTGACTTTGCTCCTGTGTATGGCATTGACGCGAAACTGACTCAGGTTCTTAAAGGTCAGACAGCAGATCCAACATCTTGGTGGCTTGTACTTTCCGACAACTCAGATCAAGCAGGGGCGCTAGGTTATCACGACCTTACACCCACTGGATTGCCAATTGGTAAAGTGTTTGTCAAGAGTGTGATTGACAACGGAGACTCTTGGTCTGTTACGATTAGTCACGAACTACTTGAGATGCTTGCAGATCCTTGGGCAAACCTCACTGTGTTTGCGCAGTCAAGCAACACAGCAGGAAAACTGTATTGTTGGGAAGTTTGTGACACATGCGAAGCAGATGCCTTGGGTTATCAAATCAACGGTATCCAAGTGTCAGATTTCGCTTACCCCGGTTGGTGGGGCATTCCCGGTTACCGTGGCAAGCTTGACCACACTGGACACATCACCAAGGTACTTGACATTCTTCCCGGTGGTTACATAGGTGAGTTTGATGTGACAAAAGGCAACGGATGGACCCAGAAGACGGCAGAGGGTCACATGCCAAGGTCAAAAGGTGGACCGGGTTCAAGGTTTGAACGTAGAGTTCGTGGTCACGCGAACTGGAAACTCAGCACAGTCAGCATTTGATAGTTTTATCCAACCTTGATAATTTTTACCTGCGTGAAAAGAGGACACGTTTACGTCAAGACGCTCTTTGCATTCTGGCGTTGGGCGTAAATGGTTTCATTTTACCCATCATTTGACGCACATCTGGCATGTTGTGCATTGGTGATTTGGTTGGTATTTCGTTTGCTTCTGGGTTTTTATTGGATCGTTCAATTTCATCATTAAGCCTTCCAACAAACCATCTTCGTTGAGCGGTGGTTAAAGGACCCATACCGAAACTTTCCCAAGTAAAACCCATGTAATACATCAGAAGAAATATCGGTTCAAACAGAACGGCAATACGATCTTCTGGAGCAAAGCCGAACAGATTTTTAATCGTTAGATCTGCAAGAATGCTGGAGATTGTGTCTTCTTCATCAAGCAGTTCTATCTCTTCAAGCATCTGGCCAGAGAAAGGTGACCCCAAGAGGCGGGGTCATATCCTCCTCATGATCACAGTTTTTGCACACAAATTTTTGTGTGGTGTCAATTCCCGGCTCATGTTTGTCAATGAAATTACGCAAAGCCCTTGAATCTGTAGCGGGCATGTTTTGAATAAACTTCGCAATAAAAGAACGATCTTTCTTGCCATCCAATTCAACAATATTGAACAGGAGTTTGGTAGTTACCGCCTCTTCGTTTTGTATTCCTTTTTTCTTTTTGGCTTCAACGATCTGGACGATCTCCTCTTCATCTCGTCCGGTTAGGAATTTAAACAAAACTTCTTTTTTAGATCTCGGTAAAATGAATTTGAACAAGTTTTGATAAGGCTGGACCTGTTCAAGTTCTGTGGGATCAAGATCCTTTGTTTTGAAATTGCTGATTTGATAGGTTTCTTCTTGAGTGTTTTCACAACGAGGGCAAGTCACCACAACAGAAAAATCATCAGAAATACCAATGGCTCTTATAGCAAACAAAAGAGACATTCTATCCCCAGACAGCAAAGACAACAGGTCAATGTTTTTGTCAAGAACAGAACTTCTCATAAGTTCATTTACGACCGTTCCTTTACGAATCAAAGCTCTTGACATCAAGATGTTTTCTTCTTTGGCTGTCATTTCTTTGAACTCAATATCTTCTTTACCATGTAAAGGGTGGTCTTCTGGGTAAACCAAACCTTTCGTTGGAAGAGGAGCGAAAGAAGAAATTACTTCAATTCCCAATTCTTGTTGGACTGGAAGAGGTGATTGGTGTTTTGATTTTTCTACAGCTTCTCTAGCTGCGAAAATGGCATTTCTAACTGAGCGGTCTTCAGTAATTTCGTTTGACATGAATTTTCCTTATGTATTGCAAGCAAGAAACATTCTTGATGCAAAACCCAAGAAATGCCTAATGAATTTCAACCGGCTTTAGGGGGAGCGGAAACAGGTTCGTTTTTTGGCAAAGATGAGAGTTCTTGTACCGCCAAAATAACAGAATTTGCAACTGATCTGTGCATTTTCTGCATAACTTGGTGATAAAGACGTTGGGATGTTGCATCCATCGCGTTTGGATCTTGAATGCCCATTTCTTTGACGATTTGTTTCTCAAAATCAAGGGCCGCTTGTTCTGCTGCGATCTTCAACGTCCTCGCCGCCATGAAGTGATTCAAATGTTCAGCCCCGTGTTGTGTAGCAGAGGGTTTTTGAATCATTTCTTCTTCTTCTTTGAGGATCTTTTGCTCAACAATTTTTCTTATCGCTTCTCGCAATTTACTTTCTTTTATCTTCATTTCACACCGCTTTCAAATATCTGTCCAATTGAAATGCTACGGTTTTCAATGTCTCATTTTGAGTAGCCTGAAGCATTCCTACTAATTTCTGTGCATCTCTCAAATTGGGATATTTGTTTTGAATGATGCCTTTTATTCCTCTAAGTATGCTCGGCACATCCCTCGTATGGGTGGTCATTTCTTGAGCAAAACTTAGAACTTCTTGTTCTGGTGTTTCTGTCTCTCCTATTGGTGGTGTTCCACTAGAAGGTTGAGAAGGCGTAGAAGAAGGTGTTTTTGGTGCTCCAAAAGGCTCTTCGTCTACCTCTTTCAAACCATGAACAATTTGTTCTGCGATCATTTTGTAAACGAATTGTTTCACTTTCATTGTTCTGTTAAATAGAATGATGGCATGTTGAACCAACCTATTATTTGGCCATTTCTCATCTCGTGTAGAAACCGTGTGAAATCTTCTTGGCTCTGGCTCCAAGAACAAGAGCAGGAAACCATTGAGGCAATTTGCAGTTTGTTGAGATTCAGGTCGGAGGTATCCGAACCAAAGACGGCATGAACAAATCAGAAGTTTACGTCGTGTGCCTTACAGAAGGCGGCAAGGTCTTGGTAAAATGGTTCTGTCACGTATGACATATCCCGCAAATCTTTCTTGATTTTTTCTGGGAATGGCCAAGTCCAATAATACCATTTTTCGCTGAGATTTTTGACGATGTTGTCCACCGCGGGCGCATCATCAAAATTGTTGATTATCAGCATCAACTGTCTTGTTCTATATGCTCTAAGTTCGTGCAAATAACGCCAAGGTGCTGGAAGGGGTAACAAAAGCAACAAACCCAACAAAGCCCACCAACCACAACCAAACAACAATAGCAACAGCACAAGTGGTATGGCAAATATTTGTGGGAATCCGTAACTCAACACAAACCACACAGGAGAGTTTGAATAGTCCATTGCATGACGACACTCATGCGAAATGACAGACAATACGTTTGCCGTTTCACCTTTCATAAAGGTTTCTGGAACATAAATGGTTTTGCCTATAGTTTGGATATATTCTTCTATTCTAGGATTGAACAGAAGTTTAATAACAGGTGAGATGAGTTTGAGTAGCAAAGATTGGGATTTGGTTTTGATGGTAACCCCGGAAACATGTTTTTTGAATGTCTCTTCCAAATAGAGACTGACAATATCCTGCGTTGACATGCAGTTAACTATTGTCGGTTATATCTCTTGAGAATTTCTGTTGGCAGTTGCCCAACAACCAGACAAGCAAAATTCAAAATTTCTTCCATCTCTTGTTGTAGGACAGTTTTGTGTTTTTCTATTTGTTCGGCCAATTCTTCTTGGTTGTGAACACAAGACATATCGCTGGTAACGTCAAGAAGAATTTTGCGAAGTAATTCTTCTTTCCACTTGGTCATTTCTCCTATGGCGCTAGCTTCCGAAAGAACTATATCGTGAATGTATTTTGCTAAATGAGGATGGATTTTTGGGTGTTGCTGCTTCATGGATTTGCCATAAAGCATACTATTGACGATATGGAATGTTGTTGGCTGGAAGGAAAGAAATCAAGGCTTTTGATTTTGAAAGAAAATCAATGCCCCTTGCATCGGTTTCAACTAAAATGTAACCTTCCGCAACCACCTCAGAAACAATTTTAACTTCTGCTCCACTGACGTTTGCAAGTGTGGCATCTTCTACAAAAAGATCTCGGAAGGTTTTGAATCCAGTTTCAACGGCTTTTGGTTTATTGAAATGTCGCCCACTTTTCAGCATTGCAATATAAATCATTTTATTCGTTCTCTTTTTAGATTGAGTTCAAACCATCTACGATGTTGAAGACTGGCTTTTTATTTTTTTCTGCAAATTCAGAACAGTGTTTTGTTCCGCTTCGCTTTTCAACCATGTAAATTATCAACCCTTCAGAATTGTTGACAATCCATTCGTTTCTTTTCAGAAGTTTCCATTTGGCAAATCCACCTTCGCACACAACAGCAATTTCATTGGCCTTCAAAAGCAGTTCGTAGAATCTACGTTTTGCGTGCTCAGGCCAAATGCTCTCTTGCCCATCAAAAGGAATTGCTGCCACAAACGGAATTCTCATTTTGATGCAAACATCTGCAACAAGCTGGTCAAATCCTATTGCCATTCCTGTGATGATCTTTTTTGGTTGCAGCCGTTCAAAATAGGTTTGAACAGCAGCCTCAATAAGTTTGTCAGGGTGCATCAATTCTCTGTGACCTGATACGCCATATATTTCCATGTGTAACTAATACTAGCATAGCAATCACTGGAAGTGAAACAATCACAGAAAGAAAAACAATAAAACTCATTTAGTTGCTTTCTTTTTAAACTGAATCACAAGATCGCCTTCGCGAACAACAAGTTTACTTCCGGTTTCAGTGATGACCCACAACACTTTGATGTGATTAGGAAACGAGCCCATTTCCGCAGCGTAACCATCTGTCATGATGATAACGCCTGTCCACTTCTTCACGTTTTCTGGTGCAAGAACAAAATCTCTTACCCCGTTGAAGTTTGTACCACCAGAACGTGTTCTTTGCCATTTGTTGTTGGAACCAGCCTTCCATTTCTGGTGAGAGGCAACGTCAACACTTGTGTCAAAGTTGTAAACGTCAATTTTTTTGTTCATATCGCCAGAAAGACCAGTAATCTCCGCAAACATCTGACTGATTTCACCGTCCGACACAGACCCAGATTGATCCACAAAAACTGCAAATTCTGATTCTGTCTTCTTGCGAGAACCGGGCATTAGATAAGGAAGTCTTTTGTTTAGTCGCCTTGGGGTAGAAGTGTAAGAAGAGGACCTTGCTCTTTTGAAAAACTGAGAGACAAAAGGACGCCAATCCACTTCTTTTTGCAAGTATTTTTGAATATACCCTTGAAATGACTGAGGCAGAGAACCCCAACTATTTTTTTCTTGAGCTCTTGTCACACCTTCTCTGATTGCGCCATCAATGTGTTGACGAAGAATTTCTCGGTCTTCATCAGAAATGTTTTTCCATTGCCCGTGGTCGTCAATCGTTTCCATCCCGTTGCCGGGAGAATAGTTGGGATTTTGTTTTTTCTCTTGTTCAACAAATTTCAGCAAACGATCGTAGTACCACTCCAACTCTTTGTCAACGGGAAAACTCTTGATAAGTTCTCCAAACTTCTTGTCTATGCATCCATCAGGAAACACTCCTGCAAAAAAACAGTTTTTCGGGAGATGTTTTGCTGGATTGACATTGCCACCTTTTTCATGGGCACAGTAATAGTTTACCACAAGATCTGCGGCAACGTTGAACAGAAAGGTTTGGACATCCGTGGTAGGATACCTGTCTGTGATGTGACAAAGAACAACGTGGAGATACTCGTGCTTTAGCAGTCCTTGTCTTTTGTGGTGTGTGTCTTGTTCACCAAAAAAGTTAAGATTGTAACCAAGTTTGAGCCCGCCGTTTTTGCCAGCGCTTACATACATGGTGCTGCAATCCGGGTCTTCATCTTTGGCAATGTATCCGCCAACCGTTCCGAGAAACGGCTCATCGTTATACAGTGCAAAGATGGCAGCTTCAAGATCTGCCATCACATACGTTCTCTCAACCGGGGTTAGCGTTTTCATTGAGGCTATTATAGCAGTCCTAGTTTGGTTTTGAAATATTTCAAAACACTTTTGCCGTCTGCTAGTGTGATTCCCATGAAACCAAATCCAACACCCAAAGTAGAGATCGTCAACAACGGCAGCACAATCTGGACCTCAAAAGGTTCAAATCTGCCCGTTCTGATCAACACAGCCAATCGCAAAGCTACAAAACTCATTGAAGCAAAGACGCACAATGTTCTTGTGGTGAACGGTTATAACGAGGAAGGTGTGCGTGTGTCTTACCACCTCAACACTTCTCGTATTTCTTGGGTCTGATCCTATTCTTTCAAAAACCACCAAGCAACTGATAAAGTAAGAGCATGTCAAACGCCAAAGACGAAAAGTCAGCGACTCTCACACCCGAAATGAACACGGTCGTTGGTTCTGAGGGATTGTTCGCTCTTGCGGACGCAATTTCACCTCGGCTCACGCTCGTAATCCAAGGCGAAACAGGTCTTGGCAAAACGGAAATTGTTGGCCAAATCGGAAAAAACAAGCGAGATGCGTTCTACCAAAGCGAGAGCAACTGTCTTCGTATGGTGGCTGCGTGGAATGCCATTACAGGAAACACAGACGTTCTCACGTCTTGGAGTTACGACGATGGTCTTCCTGTGGTCGGGCGCCGCATCTCTCAAATGACAGAAGGAGATCTTCTCGGCATTCCGAAAAATGCTGATTCTCCCGCGAAAGGAACACAGTTTACTTGTTCTGATTGGCTCCGTTTTGTTTGCGAGTTTCCTTGTATTCTGTTTCTTGATGAAAGGAATCGTGGAATTGAAGCTGTTCGTCAAGGAATCTTTGAAATGCTTGACGATCACAGGTATCATGGTTACAAGTTTCATCCCGGCACATATCTGTTTATTGCTGAAAACGTCGGTGCAGATTACCAAGTTGGTGGACTTGATCCGGCGGAACTCAGTAAGGGTATGTTGGTAACATTCCGTCCGTCCATTCAAGAATGGCTGACGTGGGCGCGCAACAATGGCGTTCCAGATGAGGTAACGGATTTTATTGCAGACCATGAAAAAGGTGCTTCATCCATCGGCATTCTTGAAGTTCCTCGTGGTACAATGCGTGAGCCGGGAAAGAAAACACCTGACCGCCGCGCGTGGACAAAGCTTGGTTTTGAACTGAAACGCCTTGACATGTTTGAAGATACGAAACGTAAGTCGCCTCTGTTTCTACATCTGGTTGGAGCTTTTGTTGGCCCGGAACTGGCAATCAAATTCCGTTCTTGGCTTCAAACGAACTACAAGGAGATTACGATTGACATGATGCTCACTGACTGGAAATCAGCCAAAAAGCGTCTTGGCAAGAATCCTGCTCAAAGTGAATGGATTGCGCTCTCTGAGAAACTGAAGGCTGTGATTGGGCCAATGGGTCGTAAAATTACTTCTGCTGAAGCAGTTCAAATTGGAGAATTTGTGAAAGATGCTCCACCCGAAGTGAAGATGCAAATTTGGACAATTGCTGGCTCAAAGCCAGAAAACATGCACGAACTCATTCCTCACATCAAAGATGTAATGAGGGAAGTGACAGTAGGCAAAAAAGCAAAAATCAATCCAATTGTTTGAGGAAAAGGTGCGAAGAACATTATAGTTAACAACAAGATTATACAAACAAATCGTTTGTATCAAAGTTGTAGACCACAAATGTTCTTCGCACCGCAACCAACACTACGCACAAAGGTCGCCATTAAAACTGGCGATTATAATCGCGTGCATGGATTTTGCAAAGAACAAGCAAACCCTACCGTGTGTCTCCCGCAGAACTAATACTTCACAAGTCTGACACGGTAGGGTAAAAGGGAGTAACAACGGTGCAGCGGCGAGGCCGCGGACGGATTGCAACCCCGTCTAAATGAGTGCGACTCTCAACATCGTTTCCAACCAAAGAGGCTCTTCGGAATCTCTTGAGTTCTATGAAAACATGGCGTTTCTAAAGGGTACAGGCGACAACCAATCACCTGTACCGGCAAGCATCATAAGTGCTTGCTTAGTTTGCCCCCTTCGTCTACTGGAAGGACACTGAGACTTTCAATCTTGGGACGAGAGTTCAAATCTCTCAGGGGGTGCTATGCGTCGGTGCGGTAAGTGGCGAAACCAGAGGGCTGTAAACCCTTCACCCATCGGGTAAACAACGAAGGTTCAATTCCTTCTCGGCGCACCTTTGGAAGCTAGGACAAGGTAACAGGGAATCTTGTGCAAACATCAAGATAAGAAACTTTGTTTGAAACTTTCCTCTCAATCTGAGGCTTGGGCAACCTCAGAAGAATGTCGCCCACTATAGACCTGTAGCTCAGTGGTAGAGCGGTGCCCTTACAAGGCGAAGGTCGCAGGTTCAAACCCTGTCGGGTCTATCAAATTGTGCCTGTCATCCAAAGAGAGGTTGTAACTCTCGTGGGAAGACAAGATCTCAACCGAAGCCATTGCTTAACTGTAATGTACGAAACAACGAAAGTTGAGTTCACTTTGGTCAAGTTTGAGACAGAATACAGGTTCAAGCCCTGTCAGGCATAAATGTTCTCGTAGCTCAATAGATAGAGTTTCCGACTACGAATCGGAAGGTTGAAGGTGCAAGTCCTTCTGAGAACACAACTATTTATTCCAAGTATGGAAACTCTATTACAAGACATTCTCAAAGAAGAACTGACAGAAAACATTCCCGGTATGGTAAGAAGTTCGGAAAAACTTCCACTTGGGAATGAATATGGTTTTGACGCAACAAAACCATATGATTATGACAACAGAAGACACTTCGCCAAACAGTTGAAAGGGTCTCTGTACGATAAACTGAAGAGTTTGTCAAACGAAGAGATGCACTATCTTGCATCCTTGTCTCAAGAAAATCTGAGAATTCTTTTAAACGACCTTGCCAACCAGAAGTAGCAATACTTCACAATATCCAAAGAGTTTGGTAACTTACATCACCAGCAACAAGGGACCGTAGCTTAACTGGTAAAGCGGGTGATTGTGTCTCACCTGTAAGGGGTTCAAGTCCTCTCGGTCCCTCCATCATGCGAAGTGAACCAAAACAGAACATTGGCAAAGGGACGAGATTGGACACCTTCCAAGACTTTGCATGATTCCATCCCCTAGAAGCTGAAACGGCGTACAAGCGTTGCCCTGAAAAGGCAGAGAAGTTGGTTCAACTCCAACCTTCGGGACCAAAAGTTAGTTTTCGTCGCAGAAGAAAAACAGCAAAAGAATTGCATTGGTATAGATGGGATTTAAGCTTTAACAGTGAAGCACCTGACTCTTAATCAGGCGAAGTCGGAGCATTACCGACAAATCCCACCGCTGAATGTTTCAAACTCAAACCTCAACTTGATAAGGTATCTCAACAACAACATGGAACTCTACCTCGTTCTCGCCACGGTCCCAACAGGAATTGCTCTCGGCGTTCTTCTCTACGCTGTAGAAAACGTTCCTTCGGTCAAACAGTTTTTCAATCGGCCCATGCTTTCAAGCATGAAAACCGTTTCAAACAAGATTTTTGGGTAAAACCGGAATTAACCCAAAACCCAACAGCTTGAGGGTCAGATAGCTGAGTGGTGGTTGTCCACTCCTGATAACCCTAAGATTCCACTAGTAGTGGTAACTGGCACGGCGGATTCCGTGAAGTGCTTGACCGGAGAACAAGTCTTTGTACTTGTTCGCAGTGGCAACTGTCGCACTTAAAACCCCGGCACTATAGGAGTGCAGCATGACGGTCCGTGCAAGCGCTTGATAAGCGTTCGGTTGAAGGTTCAAATCCTTCCATTCCTACCCACGCTCCCTTGTCAGGAGCTAATCTGGAGACCCAACCTCCGACGATTGAACCCAAATGACTTTGGGAAACAAAGGACGATGGCAAGGTGTGCCCGGTGGTGAGAACCGAGATCAGATGGTGGAATTTAAGTGAAGCCTGTCTTGAACTCACAAATGGGTCTGAAGCTTTAGTGGATGAGCACGAGCCTTTTAAGCTCGCGAAGAGGGATCGTTACCCTACAGACCCACTGATGGCGGTTCACCGTTCCCCAAGAGAACCTTTCACGTTGGGGTTCTCTTGATGTAAATCAGCGTGACGCAGCCTCCGGTTTACTGCTATACCAAACCGGATTCCTTGAAAGAGTTCAACGCCTTTCAAGCTCAACGGTTCGGATGGTTTAACGTTGAGACAAGGTTGACAACGCCCGTGGCAGCGCTATCTGCTTGCATCTTTGATTGAGAATCTGCTTCTTAACAGAAGAGCCGGTAAAAGGCCGGAAAGATATACCAACGCATCGGTAGTCCAACAGAGCAGAGACAGGCTTGATCACTGAAAAGTGTTGATGGTTAGAATGATAAACATGGGTTTATGGCAGAATGGATATGCAAGCGGTTTTTAACCGAAAGATGGGGGTTCAAGTCCCTCTAAACCCACCAAGAATCAGTAGTTTAACATACACAAAAACTCCACTGGCAGCGTGCTCAAAAGATGAGAAACACCAGAGGCATTGTAGGTGAAATGCCTTCCTGATTCTAACAAAAGTTGGCAGTTGTAAACGGTGTAACTGTTCCCCAAAAGTAGGACGCTCCACATAGTAGCCCCTTTGATGTTAGGAGAATGTGGCGAGTAGCTCACGTAAAGAGCATATGGATGATTAGTTTAGAGGCCCAGAACCACGCCCGGAGTAAGCAGGTTAGACACTGTTGAAAGGGGCGTGAACGGTGTGTTCAAATCCACCATCATCCACCACGACGGACTGATAGTTTAGAGTCATCAACAAAACTGGTTTTTATACCGCGGAAGATAAAAATTAAGCTGTTGATGCGGTAAAACACAGGGATTTTGCTCTGCGTCGTTGGTTCAAGCCCAACTCGGTTCGCCAACTAATGTTTCAAACTTCTCCCGCCGTGTGTTAGATTGGGATCAACGATTCAACCCGATCCAAACAGAAAGAAAACAACATGAAGTACCTACTGATCCTACCCGCGTCGCTTGCTGTTGCCGCCATTTCACCCCTTGCTCCCTTGGGTGCGGTTGCTCTTGCGTACAAGAACATCAGGCAATCTGGCAATCTGGCGGATCTTGGAATGACAATTGGCGGCGTGGTCGTCGCCGTCGTTGCATCGGTGATCACATACGGTCTCATCAGTCTTGCTCTTGTGAATCTGCCTCTTGCTGCCACGATCTATGGTGGTTACAGTCTGATTGCCGGAACAGCGTTCGTGTTTCTGATGGATTGATAAATCGTTGGACCCAATGTTTCACAACCAACTCCGAGTGTGATAGGTTGGGTTCAACAAAACGGACAAGTAGCTCAGAGGTAGAGCGGGTGCTTCGGTAAGCGAAAGCTGACAAAGTGCGAGTGTCGTTGGTTCAAATCCAACCTTGTTCACTAGGGTTGCTGTGTAACACTTTTCAACATGGCAAGAAACGAGCGTTAGAGCACAAGTGTCCGCTCACCCCACAGCACTACTCACGGAAAAGAAAGCCGTTTGGCACAACGAACTGTGCCGAAGATCACGGATGGAACGAACAAGGTTTTGGAACCCTTGTTGTGGGTCGCGGCCCACTGATCTTGCCATTGCAAAGTAGTTCAAAAGTAGAACACCCACGTATCACGACGGGAAACAGAGGTGCAATTCCTCGCTTTGCAGCCAACGAAATATGCCAACCCCCGAAGGGTTTTGCCTTCTGGCAACGCGGCGCGGGCTATATTTCTAGGCATCTGTTTGAGTCTTAGCGACCTGTTCGGGCTAACCGAATGGATGGGTGCAAATCCCATAATAACAGAGCCGCTCTAAGGTGACTGCCTGTAGAGGCACGAAACGGAAGCTAGCTCCGCTGTAGTGTGAAAGGTGGTAGTCAACGGACGGTCAGTTGCGTTAAGCTACGCGGGGAGCCATTAGCTCCTGCCCTGATCAGGTAAGAGGTGCGATTCCTCAACCGTCCACCAAAAGAAGCTATCGGCCCAAAGGCTGACACGGTGATGATGGAGAACCTGCTTCTTTGCTCTTTGAAAATCAGATGTTTGTTTCTGCCCGCCTAGCTCAATTTAGCAGAGCAGCAGTTTTGTAAACTGCCGATTACTGGTGCAAGTCCAGTGGTGGGCTCCGTTTGTTCCTGTAGTTTAGAGAGGAAACGACAAGATATCATCGTCAACCTCGTATAATAGAACAGTACAACTTGGCCCCACGAGGCAATTGAGCACTTGGTGGCAAAAGAGTACAAATGAGGGTGAAAGTCCCTTTAGGGACAATTCTCAGGGTGTAGCTCAGTCTGGATAGAGCTCGCGTTTTGGAGTTTTAAATCTCAAATCCTACTTAATAGCATGAACAGATATGAGCGCTTGGAAATACCGTGTCCTGTTTGCACAAAACCGTTTGTGACAAAAATTGGTCATCCAAGACAAAAGAAAACTTGTTCTTACTCGTGTTCAAACGTGTTGTTCAGATCTGGCAAAAATAATGGCAACTGGAAAGAGAAAGGAAATTATAGAAGAATATGTTTTGACAACCATCCAAAAGAATGTGTTGTGTGTAAAGAAAACTTAGTGGTTGAAGTTCACCACATGGATGAAAACCACGAAAACAATGATATCAAAAATCTTGTTCCACTTTGCCCGACACACCATCAATATTGGCATTCAAAATACAGATATTTAATAGAAGAACAAGTGATGATTTATACTCAGAGCGTAGGCTAGTGGTAAGTCGCTCGTTTTGGAGACGAGAGTTCGGGTGTTCAATTCACCCCGCTCTGACCGATGTGGGATGTAGGCAAGCACAAGCCATCATCTAAGGAGTAGCGAAACGGAGGCGAGTATGGCAGCGCACCTGAAAGCAAGAGTTCTTGGCAGACCAGTGAAAGGCGGTTAATCCCGTCTGAGGTGGGTACGATCAAATCCAAGACGTAGAACCGTTCGGAGAAAGTCATGAAAAGCTACACGGCAAGGTAAGAGGAAAGATTTGCTTGGGGCCATTCAAGAGTTGCAAAACTTCTGAGTTCCTCCCCATTAAGAGCGCCCTTGTTCGCAAGTAACCAGTTTAGTAGTGCGACAGAGAATTGCCCACACATTACAAAAGGAACTGTGGGTCTGAGGGGAGTGCGGTCGCAAGTCGTAGTTGCTGTAGCCCCGATTTCTATGTCACTTCCGCAGAGCTTTTGGCCGATCATAGCACACCACATCACTAATGCGTTTAACGGTTCGCGTTCTCTAGAGGCGTCGGTGAACCCAAGTGTAATATTCCGTAGTCACACAACCTACCGTGCAGAAGGTGAAATGTCAGAAATCAACAAATGCGAAATAAGATGTGCCAACTGTCACAGAAAGAGAACAGCGGAACAATTTAGTTGGTACAGTAAGGACAAGTATCTCAACAGCGCAGAGAGCTCCCCTGTCTAGGGAGAATATGAGGGTTCAAATCCCTTCTTGTTCGCAAAGGTTGGGCTATGCGGGTGCGAATCCCGTCGGTCCTGCCAAGCATCATCAAGCGATTTAGCAAGAACGTGGGTTACAGGGAAGACTTTGTAAGGAAAACAGTCTTCTAGTCAGTAGAGCGGTTGTTCCAAGTACGCTCGTGGAGTAGGAGCCCTCCAGCTTGATGATGTTTCTAAGTTTTTCAGCAACAACTTTCAGCGCGTTTGATCACAGAACAAGCCAACGTGGCAAGGAAAGCCAGCGTAGCGTATCTGTGGGTCATCAAACGAACAACGCGAAAAGTTGACAGGTCGTTTCTTTCCTTTGACTGATAAGTGCCAGTGCATTCTGGCTTGCTGAAGTCTTGTCTATTTAAGGTCCATCATGTTGTTGATGGAACTACTCTTTGAAGAGAATCAGCAGTTTAACTACGGGCCTGTTTATCATGGAGGTGTGTGGGATGGAATAAAACCAATTCGTACATCTGGTAGAGGAGCCCTTGGCTCTGGTGCCTATTTCTCACCGATCAAATCGGTAGCAGAACAGTATGCACGAGAATCAGGTGGCAAACTAACGACAGCTTATCTTACCATTCACAACCCTCTGAAGATTTACATGCAGAGAGGTTCTGCTTCCCACCCGTGTGTTCAAGCTCTTGTAAAACTTGGTATTCCGCAAGAAAAAGCTGAAAACAAAGTAGAAAAGGTAGAAGAGCTAAAAGGGTACATGGGAACAGAGATAAGCAAACTTGCTGTTCCACAAGGTTATGATGGAATCTTTGAATACTTTGATGGAGAACTTAGAGAAATTGTTATCTGGAATGCTTATCAGGTTAAAGCATCAATGGGAGAGTAGCCGAATTGGCACAGGCAGTCTGTGATGGCGAATCAAGTAGCCTACCAGATATGGATCGCCGCGAGGCCCTATGCAGGTTCAAATCCTGCCTCTCCCGCCGTAAACTTCACTTTGTTGTGAAGATGTTACCTGCACTTCCTACCCACCAGACTTGGGGAGAATCTACGGATTCTCGTAGCGAGGAGTGTAAGGGTGTCCTTAATTCAATGAAGCGTGTATTTCTGCATGACAATTCGCACACACAAGAATGCACTTGTCCAATTCAGAAACAATGGTTTCCCAAGATTTAGACACTCCGCTAATAGCGAAATCTTTCTTTTTTGGATCAAGATGGTGAAAAGCCAAAGCTTGAATACATTTGTCGTAGCCGCACTTTTCGCATTTGCCACCTTTGTGTTCAACGGCTTTGATTTTGGTACGTTTACGCCAGTTGATTACTTTCTGACTGTTGGCTTTTCTCCTATTGTCTTCTTCGTTGTCAGATAAAACTTTTGTGTTGTGTTGTTTGAATGGAGAACACGTAAGACAATATTTTCTGCTAGCAATGTTATGCCTTGTGCCATTAACAACAATGGTGCAAGGAATATGTTTGTTGCATTTTTTACAAAGTCGTGTTTTCATTAGTTTAATTAGATTGAACTAATCAAGTGTTCCTAATTCAACGGTAGAATGTCAGTCTGTTAAACTGATCATCTGAGTTCAACTCTCAGGGAATACGCCGCGTGTATCGGAGCAGGAGGTTGGCCTAAAAGTAGCCATCCTATAATGAGTGATGAGTCGGTAGGTCTGGCGGGCAAGGTCAGATCGGATGAACAGGTTCCTCGGCGCCGAGGTATTCTGGTTGTCTTCGTAGCTTCTCTCAGGTTCAATAAGTGAGAGAGGGCCGTATAACCGCGCTGAGAAAAACCTTAAATTACGACTGAGTGGCGGGGATGGGTTACTGTCAACGATAAAGAAAGCGGGGGACTTGTAGGCGTTGGACCGTCTGCGAGCCTGTGATGTCATAATGATCAGTTAGAGTCTTTGGTGTAACAACACACTTTTCCGTAAGCGCTTGTTTGATTGTTTCACAACCTTGATTTGATATGGTATAACTTACTCAGGTTCAGCAAAGCGGTTAGCAACCACATAGCTGCATGTCACGTACCTAAGCGTGAGCGCCGTTCGGCGCCTCCGAGTTGTTTGTTGAGAGGAGACGGAAGCATTGCCAAAAACAAACCGTAAACAGTTGGTTCAAACGTTGGGATTAACTGTTGTGTGAGTCGTTTAACGGACAAACTACCCAAGTACGTCAACCTTGGGATTGAGGCGGGATAGATCAGATAGTAGATCGTCTGGCTCATAACCAGAAGGCCGATGGTGCAAGTCCATCTCCCGCTATTCCACAATTCTGGTTTCAATAATTGTTTTTATTTCATGCCACATCAATTCAGATATTTTGGTTGAAAAACTGCCAAAATTAGGCACGACAATAAGCTCAATTCCATTTGTTGCGCAAAGTGTTTGTTTTTGCTTATCTCTATTTTGTATTTTGTCAAATTGATTAGAACCGTAGATCGGTTCATAATGAACAATGCCATTTAACTCAATTGCCAATCTGAGATCTGGGAAATAGAAATCCAACTCCGTTAGTAGAGTTTGCCGATCGTTATACAGGCACCTTGTCAACGGAAACATTTGTTTGATGCGGTTTTCAAGAAAGACTTCCATTTTTGATCTTGTTGTTCCATGTTTTTTATGTGCATTGTGCCAATAACCAAAACAGGAACAGGAACAGAAATGATGTTTGGTTTTTCTCACCTGTTGTGGTAATTTTCTGAACGATTTTGAACAATGTTCGCACGTCAAATCTACAAATTTGCGTTCGCTACATTTCAAACAACGATTCGGAGAACCGCGTTTAATGTTGCGATTGTATAATTTTACTTCTTTCTCAAACGGAGTTCCACATTCGTCACAAAGAAATTTATTGGTTGCCATAATGTTAGATAGGAAGATGGCAAGTCCATCTCCCGCTACCAAGTTGTAACACAGTGCGGACCCAACAGCATCCCTGTTGGATAAGACGCTCCGATCAAACGGAAGATTTGACGCGAAAGCTTCTGGAGTAGTTCAAACAAGCTGAGAACAAAACCAGAGAACAAATCATGTGTTTCAACTCTCTTTCATAAAACCATGACCGTGTTTTGCCGTACTTGATGTCATGAAGTGGTTTGAATCAACAAGAGATACGGGTCCCCGGCCCGGAGACGGCTTCTAGCTTAAATGGGTAAAAGCATCTTGTTGAATGAAAGAGAATGTTTGGGGACCAACGGTGAGAGAAAGGTGCAATTCCTTTACGCCGCTCCGTGTGAGGAAAGAAAAGCGACATGCTGGTGAAATAGGTCCTGCGTGTAGGGTTACTTGATTCTATCTTTTCTCGCGCTTAATGCAACGATCAACAAAGATACGAGTTGATCACTCCGGTCAGTGCGAGTCTGACGACTCTTCCAATAATAATGTCCAGTTTGCGGAAGACGAGACGATAGGTACGTGCCTTGTGCAAGCCAAGGGATTGTTGCAAATGGACAATGGTTCTGTCGTCTAAGGTAGGACGACTCCTTCTCAGGGAGTACAACAGGGGTTCAAGTCCCCTCAGAATCACAAACTTCAAAACTGACTCAGAGTGTGATAGGTTAGGTACATGGCAACAAAAGAGCAGTCTTGGGTCTTCGTGAAAATGAGCATCATGCTCGGTGACGGAGACGGTAGTATGCGTGGGTATGCGGTCGTGCCTGAATCCAAGTGGAACGAGGACAAGAAAAAGTTCACAGACCATTTGGCGAAAATCAACGAAGTATCGGTGACACGACAGAACGACATTTTTGGTCAGCACCGTGTACAACCGGAAGCTTGGACAGTCACACCATGCACAACCGAAGAAGCCAAGATCCTAAAGAAGTTTTTCAGCGAAACGACAACGGATTTCATGTGGCCATCTGAGTTCGTTCACAACTGACACTGGCTATATTCCGGTATGAACAATACCAATGGTGACGATCAGCTAGTCAAACTGGTGGCTTGAGCAGAACACCAGATGAAATTACCAAAATTGCTCACCAAAGCAAGTGTGGTATATTAGTTGTGCCTCGCGCTTCCAACGCGAAGAAACCGATGCGATTTCGGTCACTTGCTCCAACAACTAACCAAAGACCTATATGGCAACAAAAGAACCAGAATGCAAAGACTGCGGTGCTTACTTTTTGAGTGACTGTGACTGTGATTTTAACACTTGTGAAGATGAAGATCACGACTGTTTTCTCGCGGGGCATTACTGTCTAACGTGTCACAGTTGCAAAGCCAAGTGCAAGTGCAACAATAAACCATCATCATCAACAACCTCCAACAAAACACAGAAACCAACGAGAGAAACAATGGCCATTAAGAAGAATAAAGTTGTAGCTGCCCTTTCACATGGTGCCCATGTTGGTGCTGCTGATGAGGCAGGAAATCTGATCCTTTCCATCGGGAACAAGATCCTTGGGAATGCCAAGGTTGCTGAGTTCACCGACACGCCCCAAGGCGCAAGCATCACCAAGGCAGTTCTTGCCACGCTTGTGATTCATGCAGTTGATCTTGTGACCGAGGAAGAGGAACAACGAGAAGGTGTTGAGAAGGCTTGTGAGCTTGTTCTTGAAGCCGCTAGTCGTGATCTCCTTCAGCCTCACATGAAGGAGATCAGGAAGCACGTTGCTTCGCTTGCCAAGGCTGGTGCTCGTGAGCTAGGCACGACCTTGGTGACTGACTGAGAACTGAATCCTTCAAAACCATAGCTGTTCATGGTAGGTTACTTGAACAGCACGAAGGGCCTTTAGCTCAATTAGGAGAGCGCCGCACTTGCAATGCGGAGGTAATCGGGGCAGAACCGATAAGGTCCACTAACACATAGACGACAGCATTAGAAATCCTTGTTTTCAAGAACCGTTCTTTGATTGAACACAAGTTCAACAGAAAGACAAGGATGATAAAATGTTGGAAAAGATGGTAGGTTCTGAGTTTCTGTTCTATGGCGTTGACAACAACGAGTTTAAACTGGATGACACGGTATACGAAGCCATTGAGGATGAAAACGATGGTTACCGTTCTTATCTTGACAGCGTAGTTGTTGTAAAAGGTAACGGCTTGTTTTTCACCAAGCCGCTTGCCCGTGTACGAGTGGAAGAACTGGATGAAAACAACTGGTGTTTAGTAGATGTCAAGACAGGTCACAACTGGCTGACGGTTGGAACAGACTATTCTATGGACAGTTACTACCCAACATTTGTTTTTGACTACCAACCAGATCGTACACAAACTCAGTTCGTGTCCTGCCAATGACACGAGGAATATCTCCTGCCAAAGAGAGATTGGGAGAGCGGTAGTTCTCCCACACACGGGAATAGCACAATTGGCAGTGCGCTGGCCTTTGAAGCCTTGAAGTGTGGGTTCAAATCCTACTTCCCGTACCAAACAGGACGCGTGGCATGAGTCGCGTAATGTCGGAAATAACTCAACCGGCAGGTTGTCCCCATAAAGGAAGCCTTCGTCTAAACGGGTTCTGCAAAAAGATGGCACTGCGCCAGTGCCTTGGGGGATCACAAAACGATTCCCCGATAGTTCAAGGTCGTTAAGAACAATTTGCAGTTTATGGTTGTGAGATCCCGTTGAGAGGGATGGTGATCCGTAAGATCACCGCTATCAAATAAAGTGCACTTTATTTGAACGAGTTTGAAGTACAAAGACTCGTTGGCATGAAGGTTTGAATCCTTCCTCAACCACCAACTGTTTCAAACCTCAACAAGAATCTGATAGGTTGCCAACATGTACTGCGCCAAACGAATCAAACTGAACTTCGGAATAACCGTGCAAGAAATTGCAGACATCTTGGTGAAAGAAAAAATCCTTGCTTCAGATGCAAGGATTGAACACTACCCGGTAGAAGGCCAGACCTACCTCGTCATCCCTGACAAGGCTCGGCAAGCAGAGATGGGAAACTTGGAATAGCATAGCTTTCGGTTCCCTGTAGGGTGGCCAACCAAAGGGAAAACCGATGGACAGAACTCAAGCGTTGAGAGTGACGCGCTGATAAGACAAAAGTCAGAGAAGTTGGATGCAAGCTCCAACGAGTTCACCGGGTCTGTGGCGCAAATCTTTTTAGTAGCTTCGTGTGACGATCAGCACGGCTTTGGTTTCCAAGGTGAGATCACACCAGCGGAAACGGCAAACTGGAAAGATAACCAATCGTGTCAACTGACTGAAGTGCCTTGCAAACACCAAGTCAGTTGAATAAAGTCGGGAGACAAAAGGTTGGCAAAGAAACTCGCGGTGAGAAGAGATCTCATTCAGTGCAGGTAAAAGCCTGCCAGACCCAAATGTATGAAGACAGAACACGCAATCATTGAAAGAAATGGCAACTATTGGCAGTTAGAACGAAACTGCACAAAAGGAGGAACACTGCGAAAACAATACTCCTTTGAAGTAGAGGCATTAGACGCTGCGTCTGATTTGGGTTACAAAGTTGTGTTTGTCACGGCTGTCACAAATAATACTTACACATATGTCAGGTACTTGTTAGAACGTCACACAGCAACAGATGACCAAGGTGTTTATAGAACGCCTCAAGGTTAAACAACACAACATGCCGTTCGTGAGGGAAGAAAAGTTGGCGGGCAAACACCAACTGAGTACATTGGTCACAATACCGTCCTGAAGTTTTGCCACTTTGGGGTAGCGGTCTCGGTCCGACTCCGGGGAACGGCACCAATTAAAGGAACTGTGTACAGGGAAAACAAACTGGACAAACAGTTTGCTAGTACCCAAGGCATGTTAACTTTGACTCAAGAATGTTTGTCCACTTGAGATACAAATCTGGTAACAAATCCAGAAGTTCCCACAAGCGTTGACAGGAGCGGTGCAACTCCGCGATCTTCGCACAAGCGGAGGTTTGGTGTACGAGCGCACAGTAAAAGAGTCGGTTTGTTGCTTCGCGAAGCAGACAAATCGGGATTGATCAACCTATAGATCCGTGGAGTGATCACTAGCTTTAACAAGCACAGTATCTTCACCTGAGAGTACCATAGTTTAAGAAGAAAAACACCTGCGCAAAGCAGGAAATACGTGGTGCAAGTCCCGTTGGAAAAAAATGCTCAAAGAGGGATACAATTTCAACAACAGTCAACTACGTTAAGGTTGACACTTATAGCAGAGTGGAGCAGTAGTAGCTCGTCGGGCTCATAACCCGAAGGTCGGTGTGTGCAATTCCACCCTCTGC